TTGGATTGATCGGGATGCCTCTGTTGTCGTTGATTGAGGTAGCTAACGAGAAGTTGGCAAAGTTTGCTGATGCAATTGGAATGGATCGTGAACAAACGATTACAACAAGCACTGGTGAGCAGGCATTTATTTATTGCTGGAGATAGATCATGGGATCAATAGTTTCTTCCGTTTTGGGTTTTGCTGGCGCTAGTCGGCAAGCCCGTGCAATGGAGAGCGCGGCTAGGACATCTGCTGCTGCACAAGAGCGGGCTGCTCAAATAGCCGCAGAAGAGGCTAGGTTCCGACCCGTAGGGATTACGACGCGCTTTGGCCGCTCAATGTTTGAGACTGGCCCAGAGGGTCGTGTAACCGGAGCTGGATACGAGGTTTCTCCTGAACTGCGGGCTTATCAAGATCGCTTGATGGGTCTGACTGGCATGGGATTGACTCAGGCAGAGGCTGCTCCTGGTCTATATCAGCCCATGATGGCTGCTGCTCCTGGACTGTTTGGTCTGGGCGCTCAGTACCTTGCAGAGTCTCCACAGGCCGCTGCACAGCAGTTTATGGCTCGTCAGCAAGAACTGTTGGCTCCTAGCCGTGAGCGTGAGTTTGCACGGGTGCAGAATCGTTTGTTCCAGACTGGTCGTAGTGGGTTGGCTGTTGGTGCTACTGGCGAACGTCCTAGTGGCGCTGCCGGTCTTGGTGCTTCATCTCCTGAGATGGAGGCTTACTACAACGCTATTGCACAGCAAGACGCTGAGTTGGCTGCTCGTGCTCAACAGGCTGGCATGGAGCAGACTAGGTTTGGTGCTGGGTTGTTTGGCACTGGTGCTGATCTGCTGCGTGGCGCTTACCAGGGCCAGATTGGCGCTCTTGCTCCGTTTGAGGCTTATCTCGGTCAAGCTAAGGGCATTGAGGCGCTTGGTCAGCAGCCGCTTGATATTGGCGCTCAATTGGGTGGTAGAGCAACAAGTCCCGCTGGTGCCCAGGCGCTTCTTGCTGGTGGGATGGGCGCTGCAAGGACACTTGAGGCCGCTTCGCAATTCAACCCGTTTGCCGATTTGCTGATGGGTCTGTCAAGGAATCCTCAGTTTGGCGCTGGTATTGATAGGTACTTTGGGCCTACAAGTTCACAGCCTGTTTACGGTCTAGATACGTCTAGATATGGCTTTGGATTGCCAGGATTTGAGGCTGCACAAGCAGACATCTACGGTACTTAAGGGGTAATCATGGCAGACATTGTCCAGTCACTATTTGGCCTTACGCCAGAAGCCTATCGTCAGCAACAGATGAATGAAGCTGATCGCATGGCTCTTGGCTATGCACAGCTTACTCCTCAACAACGAGCCTCTTTCGGCATGGCTCGGGCTGGCTATCAGTTGGGTGGAGTGCTTGGAAGTGCTCTTGGCGCACAAGACCCCATGCTGCAACTGATCTCTAACCGTCAAGCAGTTGCTAGGCAGATTAATCCTAATGACCCAGAAACAATGCGGGCAGGAATACTTGCTCTGAATCAAGCTGGCGACACTGTTGGGGCAATGCAACTGACTCAACTTCTTGAGCAAAGAGAGTCTGAACTTGCTCAGCGCGAAGGAGTTCTGGCTCAGGCACAACAAAGACAAGCACAGGCAGCAGCAACAGAAGCTGGCTTGGCCCGTGAAGAGCAACTACGCAACGAGCTAACACAGCTTGGAGAAAATGCGACAGATCAACAAATTACCAATGTTCTTCTGAAATATGGTTCGCCAGATAAGGTAATGGCCGCCATACAGTCTCGTCAAGCAAGAGAAGAGGCAGCTCGCTCTAGGGAAGAAATTGCTCGCGCTGGGAGAGAGACTGCGGCAGAAACTGCTCGTCTTACTAGAGAGTCTAGGGAGGAAGTTGCTCGATTGGCTCGTGAATCACAAGAGCGTAATGCTCAAGAGCAACGTAATTTCCAAGAGCGCCTGGCTGCGGAGACTCGTGAGGCTCGTGAACGTGAGGCCGCCGCTGCTCGTGAGGCAAGGGAGCGCGACGCTGCCGCTGCTCGTGAAGCCAGAATAGAAGCCGCACGTATTGCCGCAGAAGGTCGTCTAGAGGCAGCAAGAGAACGTGGTGCTACATCGCGGGAGATTGCTAATATACAAGCCCAAGGTCGTCGTGAGCTTCTGGCTCTTAGACAATCATTGAAAGGGCCAAATACGCTTCCTGCTGGCCTGCAAAAAGAAGAGGATAAGGATCTTGAGTCTATTGACTTGCTTGAGGCAAGAAAAGAGACTCTTGCGCCTGCAATTCAGTTCTTGACTCCAGACCCACGGACTGGACGACCTTTCTTGGAGCTTGGTCCGATTAACAATACACGCTACATGGCTCAAAATGCGGCTGGCAATTCAACCGATCAAAGCCGAGCATTTGCCGCACTTCAGCGTTCTGTTCAAGAGGCAACCAACCTTAAAACTGATGCAGCTAAAGGCGTTCAGACTGACAAAGACGTTTTGCGCTTTGCAAATGAGTTGATCGCGGCGTTTGGCAAGTTTGACACCAAAACTACGCTTGAGGCGTTAACTAACTTCCGCAGAGCAACAGAGGCCGCACAGGAAAGAACTCGTACTAGGCTCGAAAGCCGTAGACAGTCTCAAAATGTTGAGCCTTATTATGGTGCCAACCGTCCTCGCCCCGCTGCGCCAACTGGCGAGTGGTCTATCCGCAGAGTGGAGCCAGCAAGATGACAAAATTTGTAGTCACAGGTCCAGATGGAAAAGAGTATGAAGTTAATGCGCCTGAAGGTGCGTCTGAACAACAAATTCTTGATTATGTAAAAGCCAATTTGGCAGGGCAGCAACAAGTCGCGGCACCGCAACTACAGCAACAAGTTGCTGCGCCTCAACCACAGCCACAAACTATTGGATCTGCGCTAACAAGAGCGCCTGGACTTGCTGCTCGTGCAGTTATCACAGGTCTTTCATCCCCAGTTACGACTGTTGCAGATTTTCTTAGTGGCGCATATAACCTTGGCGCTGGTTTGATGGGGTCTGAAAGCAGGGTTCCTTATCTTTCTCAGGCCCAACAGCGAGGGTTGACTCAAATTGGATTGCCCGCCCCTGAAACTGGTGCAGAGCGTGCGGCACAAGCTGGAATGCAAGGATTGACCGCTGGCGCTGGTGCTGCAAGGCTTGCGCCTACATTATTTGGCGGTGATCTTGCTCGCCAACTGCCAGCATCTGCTGTTGCGCCGACTGTTGCACAACCTGTTGCAGAAGAAGTTAAGCAAATTACTGGTAGCGATTTAGCTGCATTGGTGGCTGCCATCGGGGTATCAGGTGCTGTTGGACAGTCTGCTGGCAACATTGGCGGTCGCATTGCCGCCGGAAAACAGCCTGCGCCTCCCACGATGCAGCAAGTTCAGGCAAGCGCACAACGTAATTATCAAAAAGTATCTGATCTTGGCATCAAACTTAATACAACATCCGCAAATGAGCTAGTTGACAAAATTAGAACTAGGCTTGATGCAGTTGACTACTTGCCAGAAAACGCTCCTGCTGTTGCAAATACTCTCAAAAAATATCAAAGCATCGTAGAGCGTGGAGATGTTTCATTTGGCGATGTTGAGCAGATGAGGCGTCTTGCTAATGTTCTGCTGTCTGACCAAGATAAAAATGTAAGGCGTCTTGGCAAAGAGGTTATTGGAGGAATTGATGACTATGTTGCCAATCTTTCACCAAAGAACGTCACTGCTGGCGCTGGAGGCATAGATCAAGCAGTCAAGACAATTGCAGAGGCAAGGAAAGACTGGCGTAATCTCAGCAGAGCAACGACTGTTCAAGATATTCTTGATACGGCAGAGGCTAGGGCATTGCGTCCAACCGCGTCTGAAAGTGAGTTAATTCGCACTGGATTTATCAATCTTGCCGCCAACAAAGAGAAGATGCGTTTGTTCAATGAGAATGAGCGTAACGCCATCCGTGCCGTTGCTAACGGAGGGTCGTTAGACAACTTCTTATCATTGCTTGCGAGATTTAATCCGGCTCGCAATCAATTAGTCGTTGGTGGCGCGGCTGGACTAGGGTATGCCAGTCCAGAAACACTATATTACACAGTGCCCACAGCAGCCGCAGGATTGGGAGCAGAAAGACTCCAAGCCTTTTTACGCCAACGTGCTGCACAGCGCACTGTCGGAGGCCTGCTTAGCGGACAGACTCCTCCTCCTTCTCCCTCCATGTTCTCTCGTGGCGTCACCAGCACTCTGCTGACACAACCACCACTTGAATAATCATTTCTTATTATTTCATTGGTGAAACAAAATGACGCCCGAGCAACAAGCCACCCTTGAAGCCAGCCTTGCCGCAGCCGGTGCTAAGGCTACCTATACAGGCGCAAGTACAAGCGTTGTGGCTTGGTTCTTGTCATCACAATTCGGGGTCTTATTTGGTATCCTGCTGGGCGTTGCTGGTCTAGCGGTCAATTGGTTCTACCGGCACAGACAAGATAAAAGAGAACAAGCAGAACACGAGAAGAGGATGAGGAGAGAGGCAGATGATTGACCCAATAACCGCCTTGTCGGCCATATCATCGGCTGTAGCCTTAGTCAAAAAGGTATCCAAGACGGTTGACGATGTGGCCTCTTTAGGCCCAGTCCTGTCCAAATACTTTGACGCCAAAGAGCAGGCTATCAAGGTCGTTGAGAAGTCTAAGAAGGGAGAGTTTAAGGGTTCAGCACTTGGTAAGGCTTTAGAGCTTGAGATGGCTCTAGAGCAGGCTCGTGAATTTGAAGAGTCCGTAAAAATGCTCTTTTTCCAGTCCAACAAGATGGACGTTTGGATGCGGATTACGGCTCGTGCAAAGCAGATGGAGGCTGATGCGGCCCGTGCTGAGGGTCGCAGGAAGGCAGAAGCAAAGCGCAAGCAGGAAGAGATGGAAGAGGTGCTGTTGATTGGCTGCGCCATCTTCTTTACTGTGCTGGTTCTTGGCCTAACAGGCTATTTCGTGGTTGAGGCGCTGCAAAGGCAGGGAGGACTCTAATGGATTGGCTCAAACAGGTTGCTCCGACGATTGCTACGGCCCTTGGTGGCCCTTTGGCTGGCATGGCGGTATCTGCCATCTCCAAGGCTATTGGCGTTGATCCTGAGAAGGTAAATGACCTGATCTCTGACAACAAGCTGACTGCCGAGCAGGTAGCCCAGATCAAGATTGCCGAGATTGAGCTTCAGAAGCAGGCTCAGGAGTTGGGTCTGAACTTTGAGAAGCTGGCAGTGGACGACAGGAAGTCTGCCCGTGAGATGCAAACCTCCACCCGCTCATGGGTTCCACCCCTGTTGGCTGCTGCTGTAACGGTGGGATTCTTTGCCATTCTCGGCGGCATGATGTTCGGCAAAATGTCTGTGGCGGATAACACCGCGCTGACCATGATGCTTGGTTCTCTTGGAACTGCCTGGACGGGCATCATTGCGTATTATTTCGGATCGTCTGCTGGCTCGGCTCAGAAAACTGAAATCCTTAATAGGACTAGCGCAAAATGAAACACAACTGGGACGAGGCTATCAAGCACATCCTCAAATGGGAGGGTGGCTACGTCAATCATCCGTCTGATCCGGGCGGAATGACCAATCTAGGAGTTACCAAGCGTGTCTGGGAAGAGTGGACTGGCAAGCCTGCGACTGAAGCAGATATGCGTGGACTTACCATTGAAATGGTTACTCCTCTGTACAAGAAGCGTTTTTGGGACGCTATTCGTGGGGATGATCTTCCTTCTGGTGTGGATCTCTGCGTTTTTGATTGTGCCGTTAATGCTGGTGTTGGGCGGGCTTCTCGATTCCTTCAGCAGGCTGTGGGCGTGGTGGCGGACGGTGCAATTGGTCCCAAGACGCTGGAGGCGGTGACCAAGATGTCCGCTGA